TGGGCATCCTCTGGATCGTAGTTGTCGTGTAGTACCTCGACAGCACTCTCCTTCTTGAGATAGGTCTCATACCAGTCATTACCGGGACATACTTGAACTTTAACCGCATGGCGCCCAATGGCGTCTGAATGATGCGGCTTGACGAACCTGTCCCAGATGTTCTCATGCAATTTCTTGCTCAGGCGAGACTCCTTAAATAGGGCGACCGCATGAAGATGCCGTCTGTCTGACTCTCCTCTCTCTGCGACCACGTACGACATGTCCGTAGTCTTGCGGATCCATTTGAGAAATGTCTCTTCTGTCTGTGAACTAACATCCCCTGGGACACTGATTGTGATCAGGAAGGCTCTGGTAGTGAGTGAGGGTGAGGAGGGTGAGGGCATACCCAAGAGGTTGCCCTCACCTTGAACTAGTGTGTGACCCCGTACAGAAACAAGTTTTTTTTATGATAATTTATTCATCAACTGTAGGCCGGGGTAACCAACCGGGTAACCAGAAACCACCGGGTTACCCCTCCCGGCCACAAGGACACGGCAGGGGTAACCCGGTGATTTCATGGTTACACCGGTTCGTTACCCCTGCCACATACGCTCCCTATACATGGGGGGTGCTTGACCCCCACGGGAGGGCCGGCTAGTGCCGGCAGCACAGAACGATGGGTTGCCTCGCTCTTGTCCTTATGCATCCTTGAAGTAGAGTTTTGTGTACCCCTCGTTGACAAATCCGACATTGTTCGTGTCTTGTGGGGTGCCATACCAGTCATAAGCGACTGCACACAGGCGATAGTCAAAGAACTTGACCTGGGAGGGACTCTGGTTCTCATACTGAACCACTCCGCCTCTTCCAAACTTCTTGCCTGGGACCCACATGGTCACGATACGAGTGCCTCCGGTGCCAATAGACGTGGTAGTTCCGAGTCCTGTAGTGAGACTGATAGTAGCAGGACCGACGTTCGGGGTTGTGACGCGAACCGTCTTGCTCGCTAGGATGGTGAACCTCTCCGTGTTGATCTGGTCGATCATCTTGTTGTTGGCTGCTCCTTTGTAAAAGTTAGTACGATTCAAAGTGTCTCCCTTAGCCATTTTGACAAGGTAGAACTTAAAAAACACGTTGGTCCGCTGGAGTGATGTCTCCACAAAGAACTTGATCTTCAGCCCGCGGACAGAGATCTGATCTCCGATACGCTGCATGGTGTTAGATGCCATCTGGTCCTCTGTACCGTTCGCAGATGCAAATGGGTTCCACACTGCTCCGTCTGTCCGGTTGAATACTGTGAGATCATTGTGTGGGAGCTGGACATTCCTGATTGTCCCGGTCCCCTCTTTGGTCTCTATGGTGCGTGTAAGCGAGTTCAGCCGTTGGTTGACGTACGCTAGACTCATGCGTCCCCGTGGATTTCTCTTCCATGTCGCTCGAGCGCGCGAGGCACGTGCAAGCGAAGCCCAGTTCCCAACGCGCATCGCAGTTCGGGTAGCACGAGCTGAAGACACTCGTTTGCGTTTGCCGAGAGCCATTCATTTATAGTACTCAAGTCAAGACTTAAATACTGGGACGAGCAGCAGATTCCGAACCACGTATCGATGGAACATCGTAAGCGGGTCCGTCTCGGAGCTGCTTGAGTAGCCATGACTCCCGTTCCGTAGGGGTGTTGATCCCGTTCCTGTACTGCCAGTACATGTGAGCCTTCTCAGTTAACTTGCGTGGATCCGCAATCGGGACCATGTTCTTCTGGACGAACATGCGATCCTTCAGGTAGCAGAGTGCGCCCTCCGGTGAATTCTCGAAAGCACTTCCTGTCCACGTGTTGATATCGTGCTCGAGGTGGGGGCAGGCCACTCCAGAGCACTTCTTTGTTGCGATGAGAGCCTCCTGAATCTCCCGGGTAGGGAAATAGGCCTGGGCATCCTCTGGATCGTAGTTGTCGTGTAGTACCTCGACAGCACTCTCCTTCTTGAGATAGGTCTCATACCAGTCATTACCGGGACATACTTGAACTTTAACCGCATGGCGCCCAATGG